TCACCTTCCATAGATGTTCTGATTGGGGATCTTTGGAATAACTTGAAACCATTTGGAATGTCAGTCTTGATGAAGAAAGCATCAGAATCCACTAAATAGTGGTTTACTGTATATCCCTCAGGAATCATGCCCATATTTCTAAGTGCATTGATATCATTGTCTGCTGTTGCAGTTCTATTTGCTGAAGCCATAAGTCTGTCAGCTACGAATTGTAACTCAGAAGGAATGATAAGTTTTCTTCCCTGTGTTGAGATAAGCATACCTCTTTCATCTGTGAATGCAGCGATATCAATTAACGCCTGTTCCAAAGATGTTTCATTTAAGTCAGCAGCAGTTGCTAATTCGTTTGAAAAAGTTCCTGCTACGATTGGGTGTACTGCAGAACAAAGTTCAACACCGTCACCACCAGCAAAGTTAGGATCAAACGCATTGTTTAATACGTTAGCAGCCTTTACTTGCTTTGTGTTTGCCATGGAACGTGCAAGTGCTTTTGTGTATCTTGCTGAGATTCTGTCGTAAAGATTATCTTCAACAGCTTCTTCAGTGATTGCAAAACCAAGTGCAATTGTTTCATGTGTGTAACGTGCTGTGAAAGTTTCTGTAGCGTTATCATAAATGATAGATCCGCCTTCAGATTTAACTCTCGCATTGCCGAAACCTGATAACATTACCTCTTCTTCGAATGCTCGATCAGAGTTTTCTGTTTCAAAGATTTCAGTGTGTTCAGCATCATAACGTCCGTACTCCAGGCCAAATAGTGCATTTAAACCCGGCTCTAACTCTTTAACGAGTTGACTTCTAGATATAGCCATAGTTTAACCTCCTATACGCCTGTTGTGTCTGTTAATGAGTTTAAGTTTATCTTAACATGGATAGACGCATTTGCGGCAGTGTAATCACTATTCTCCACGTCGGTTGATAAACCAACAACTCTAAAATTAGCGCCTGCGTTTGTAGTAAAAGTGCTACCATCAATAACAACGTTTGAGATTCCATCAATATTGGAACCTGCACTGTATGTTGCAATGTTGCAGTTTGTACCTACTTGCGCTTGACCGCCGTTAGTATCATCGACTTTGACCTCGTAAACTACGTTTGGGTCGTCAATGACATTAGCCACGATATCAGCAGCTGCGATGCTACCTGGGTAATGATTAGAAAAGGTCGGCTTACCAGTCGTTGGGTCTGTATAAAAGCAACCATTAAAAATACCTAAGATTTCAGCACCAGCAGTTGAACCGACATCAATAGCACCGTTAGCTACCAGTATAACTGGGTCGCCTTGATATATTGCGGATGCCTCGTTATTTGCAATTGTGTACTGTGTTTGGCCTTGACCATTGTACGCAGCACCTAGCATTTTAACGGGCTTAAATCCGAAATATCCAGCTTGATTTGCCATAGTTCATCTCCTTTAGTTTTAGTGTGACTTAGCTGTCCTTTTTAGAACCGCCAAAAGTCACTTTGCTCTGCCTATCTGCATTGATAGGCATACTAGGATGTTGTTCTCGTAGTGGATCTGTTTCCCAAGCTTCGGTCTGTTGATCGACCTTATTCTTGTAATAAGCATTACGCTCATTTACAGTTTCCACTGGCATTCTTGCCAATAGCAAGTCACCAACACTGATGACACCCTCATAAGCTTTGATACTTCCGTTGTATGCAGAGTAGAGACCATCTGTATGTGAATCAGCTCTCACTAATTCCCAGCCTTCTCTGAGTCGAGCATTGATATTTTTAGTATCATCTGCTCCATTAATACGTAATCGAAGCCATCTTTGCTTATATCCATCAGGACATGGTGGTGCGTCTAACTGAGACGGTGGTGCCCAAGGTTTTCTTCTTTCCTCAGTCACCCTTGTTTGTGCACTTCTTGGTGTTTTTATATCTGTCATGTTGTACCTCCTAAACGTACTTAGCATACTCAGCTAGAGGAACCCCTAGTTTGTTTGCTATTTTTACCTGACTAGGACTTAACCTAACAGATTTGCGCCCACTGGTTGCAGACCTTGATGCAGAAGCGACTGGTTGGGCGATTTTAGCGCTTCTGGTAGCCTGATCCGAGCCTTCAAAAGACTCTGGAAACTTGTTTTTAACTCTTACAGTTAATTCATTATAGTAATCATCTGATTCTGTGTCAAATCCTTCTGCTACTAAACCTCTATGAATACGTTGAGCATAATCTGTCATCTCCTCGTCTGATCTAAACCATTTATTGTTAGCTGCCCAGTCAATCGCTTTTTGTGATGGCTGTGGCCTAGCTTGTGGTTGAGCAGGTGCTTGTTGAGATTGTTCTAACTCTTTTTGGTAGTTCTCGTATTCTTGTTCTTTTTTTGATTTAGTAACTCTTATTCTTTCAGCTTCAAGATCAAGTTTTGTAAGAGCTGCTCTTGCTTCTTCCTCTTTGTTATAATCGCCTGCTTCTCTAGCAGAGATAAGAGTTTGTCTTGCAAGGTCAGCAGCCATTTTATTTCGCACTTCACTTTCTGACATATAACCTTTGTCAATGTCATAAGTTTTTTGTTTTGCATCAGTAAGTTCTTTTTGAACATTCTGTGCAAACTGAAGCGCTGCTTCTCTTTCTCTTTCAGCTTCTCTTATTTTGTATGTAAGTTTGTCAATTCTTTTTTTAACTTTGTCAGAATACTGATCCATTTCTTCAGATTGTTTCTCTTCTTCAACTTCAACCTTTGGTTGAAGCGGATCTTTTTCTTCTGTTTTTACTTCTTCATAAGTTTCAGGTTTTACTGTGCCGTGTGACTTATCTTCTAGCTCAACTTCAGCGCCTTGTCCTGATACATCAAGATCTACGAGCTTTTCGTTTTTTGCAGTTTCAAGTTCTGTTTGCATGGTACCTCCCATGTTATAGTATTGTTAATATGTCCTCTGGATTATCAACTGTTCCGAGTATCTCGTCATCATTTAATAATCTTACCTCTCCTCCATCTATTCTTATTCTTGAACCAGCGTATCTGCCAAACACGACCCAATCTCCTTGTTTACACCAAGGACCATTAGGAAACTTTTCTTTATCTTGATAAGCATCATCACCCACAGCTAATACCATTGCTACGGTAGCTGTAAGTTGTGATTCTTCCATTGTTTTGTCAGTAAGAATAACACCACCTTTTGTCTTTTCGGACGCTTTGAAGGGTAATACTAATAATCTCCAACCAACAGGTTTAGGAAGTTTTTCTACTTCTTTAGTAGGTGCAGTAATTGCACTTTTGGGGTTTTCAAATTTTTCTTTTACTTCTTTTGGTATAGTAAATGTTTTACTAGTCATCTATTTTCTCCTCTTTATCCAGCAGGCGAGAAAGTTCCTGTTGGCATATGTCAAGCATATGTAACTTTCCTTGAATATACTTATAATCTTCAAAGTTTTCAACCCCTTGTGTCAAATGTTCATGTAATTGTTCTTTTATTATTTTTAATTCTTTTTGATAATTATGAATTACAAATACACTCATATTAAGGTATTAACTCCTGGTATTTGTTTTTCTAAGTTAATGTTTTCACCGTCTTTTGCACAATACCATGTTTGTTCAAAGCCTTTATTAACACCATATGCTCTATGTTTACACTCAGCTAAGCCTTCTTTTACTGCTACCTCAACTGCTTTTAAAGAGTAATCGTCACCAAACATCACACCAGTGCTTTTAAGTTTTGGCCACCAATTAACTATATCCTCTTTGACAGCATCATACTCATGTGCACCGTCAACCATTATATAGTCCACTGATTCTTTCTCAAACTTTGCTAATGTATCAGGATTATCTGATCGACTTTGTATGGGTATGACCATATCTCTTCCTGTAAAAAATTTTAAATTTTCTTTAAACATAAAAAGAAAATCTTTCGGTAATTTTATGTTTGCATGTTCTGAAGAGCCTTCAAAAGTATCGATACAATAAATTTTCACGTCAAATTTATTTGCATTAAATAATGATGTTGCCAAATAATGTGTTGATCTACCAAGAAAAGATCCAATTTCTACAATAACTCCATCGTCTGGAATTTTATCTACAATAACGTCATAAGATTCTGAGTAATTGAACCACCCCGGTATATTGAAGTAGGTGTGTTTCATAGTTAAGATTATCCTTTTTTCTTTGTCTTAACTATTTGTATATTTTTATAATTAATTTTCAACCCCTGTGATTGAGGCCCTTTCTTAGGTGGTACTGTCTTTGTCAGTTTCTTCA